AAGGTGAGTATAGATTTTTTTTTGTCAAGTTGGCACGTTGGATTTTGCACTTTCTGGTGAGCAAAATCGCGGGTGCCAAGACAAAAAAAAGGGTTTAGTTTTTTAGTTTTTTTTTAGTTTTAGCGGGAGTAGCAACAGACGAGGCTGTGGGCTACGTTTAGGGGACTCGTTTTACTCGTTACCCGATTTATATTGGCCCCCCGATGAGGGGGGGCATTTTTGAGAGAGTTTTTGAGAGAGTAGAGTAGCGATAGATTAGATTTTGATCGTCGTCGTTAGATCGTCGTCGTTTATTTAGGTTTTTCTATCGTAGAGGGTGTAGTTATTTCTTGCTCGTTGATTACAACGGGCAAGGGGTTTTTTAGACCGAGAGCTATAGCTTCAGGGTCATTTTTTGAGTCCTTAAGATATTCGATGAATTCTAAGGGAGAGTTATTTAGCTTCTTGCGAAGTTGAGAGGGTAGTGTTTGGAAAGCGTCGGAGGCGCTTTGCACTTGATTTAGTGCGGTTAGTAGATCAGGGATCTGAGAGACGTCAGCATATTGAGCTTGCGAAGCTCGAGTGTGCGTTATTTGACCAGTTTTTATATAGCGTTTAACGATTTCGTTAACATCGCAGGATTTTTTCCATTGTTGGTCAGTTTTAGAGGGTTCATTATTGATGGTTGATACATCTTTAGAACCGTCAGGGCGTATAGTTATTGTTTTCATGTTTATCTCCGGTTTTCTAGTTCCACAGGAACTTGTTTTTTGAATGCTTGTCCAGCATTTGTTTTTAGTGATTCGATAAGTTTAGTCATTTGTTCAGAAGATTTTCGAAGCATAGGATCATTTTTGACCGTATTAGCTTCAAATTTAGCACCAGTTTGGAATACGTTTTTGACTTTGTCCCATACCATGTTTTCGGCTTCCATTTTAGGGAGTCCTTTATGCATCATGTATGTTTCGGTGTCAGTTTTCTTTTTCTGAGCTTCGAGAAGATTAACTTCTTTAGCATTGCGTGAAGTTGCCAAAGCGATTTGGCGAGCTTCATTAGCGGAAGTAAGGGCAGAGCCTACTTCGTTTTCCATTTGTGGCGCAGGAGCACTGGGAGTCGTAGCGCCCCCAGTTGCAGATATTATAGGATTAAGACCAGCTTTTTCTAGATCACCAACTTCACGTTGGTGTGCTGTATTTGACATATAGCGTTCGAAATTCATCGCATGGTCAGCAGATTTTTTATTAGCTGAGTTAGTCATTCGGGCACCATGGAGGCCGAAGCCTCCTTGGATTACTGAACCCCATCCGTCTCCCATTAGAACCTCCCTAAGGTGGCTGGAACGCCATAGGTGGTCATTGGACGGGCGTGGGTGATCTGGAACCATGCATCGTATAGCATGTGCGGATAAGAAGATGCTACGAGCAATGCGCGTTCGATTGGCGTATTGCTGACGATGAAGGTGGAGTTAAGGGCAGGAGGAGAAGCGAAGTTCTCAGCTAAGTGCCAAATATCCAACGGTGTTGAGAATGTTGAACGGAATTGTCCACGGATTTCAGAAGGTGCGTATCGGTACTCAGCGTAGCGTTCTTGGTAACCGAATACAGCTTCATCAGCGGCGTCGACGCCTGTTGCTCTGATTTCTTGCATAAGTACAGCCTGTTCTCCAAGTTCTTGGAGTTTAGGCCAGAAGAAATCATGCTTAGTTTGGCGGGACCATAGCTTTTTTAAGCCTTGTTGATAAGTAACGTCTCCGCGAGCTTGGATAAGTCCGATGACGTATCCGTGTTCAACAAAGGATTTTGTAAATCCGATATTTTGGCCGGAATTAGAAGCTGTTGAATAGGCTCCAAGTTTTGCGAGGTAGTTAGTTCCCGAAGTTTCTGAAGTCTGAGGGACAGGATGCTGATTGACCTGAACTGTGCCTCCAGATAAGAATTCTGGGCGTTGCATTCTGAAGTCGGGTGAAACCACTCCGAAGTGAGCTTTAAGAATTTCCACATAGCGAGTTCCTCCACGAGCATCGAGTTCTAGCAAAGACTGAAGCATCATTGATTGTCTTAGTTCATTAATTGTCGCGGATGTTGCGTTAGATAGGTCGGCTCTTACTTGTGGAATACCGGCAGAATCACGTTCGATATATGTTTGGTATCCTGCTGATGTAGTAAATAATGCTGTCTCATAAGCAAATGTCGAATTTGTTGTTTCGAATGATTCACGTCTTGTAGTAGGACCGGTATCTTTTAAAAGAGAGGTGTTAACTCCAAGTCCTAGAACGGGAGCAGATGTTCCAAGAGGTAAAGTTACAGCATCGCCTTTTTGCGGCCAAGGTAAGCATGAAGTAAAATAGTCATGTTTTTTTGCGCGTTTCTTAAGCGCGTATTGATTGGCTGTGTCTGGACCGTCATCGGTTTCTACTGTTAATGAGTCCTGAAGATTTTCATCGCGGAACCAAGTGTTCCAAATGAGGTTGTAGGCTCTAAGCGGTAGAGCATTGATGGCGAGGCCAGCGATAGCAGTTGGGATTCCCATATGATCATAGATAGTACCAACGGCAGCGTCAGAAGTTGTTGCGATAGTTACAGTTGGAATTAGATAATCGATAGAGTCAGCGGGGTTAGTTTGTGCGCCCATGAATTTTTCCCAGTTCGACCATACTAAGCGATTTGGTACGAAGAAGAAAAAGTAGTCAGTGTACATGTTATCTAAGATTGGAACGGCTTGAGTTGCCAGACGTGCAAATGATTTTAGATTTAGATTGATTGTGTCCCCAGGGAGTACCTCGTCGACATAGATTGGAACGAGTTCATCAAAGTCGAAAGTGTCCTTGACAGCGAATGATCGATCGAATTTTGATCGTGCAATGTTAACTGAAGGTATTTGTGCGAATGAATGTTGTGAGTTGCGGTTTCCTAAGCTCATAGTTTTAAGTTCTCCTGTAAGTGTTTGAATTTTAGTTTTAATATAGTTTCTTTTACTTGCGGACGGGTCAATGGATATTTACCGCCTTTGTAGCTAATTAGGTTAGAGAGAAATTCGAGTTCCTCATTTCTAGATTTCTCTATAGTTAATGTTTGTATATTTGGACGTACGTGTGAAACGTAGTGTTTCCATAGTTCATAGTTATGTTTTTTAGCCCAGTCTACGTAATAGCGTGGGATTTTGGAGCGTTGACCATTAGGAAGTACGATAAACCCGTTTTGGAAAGTGTGTTCGTGGTATAGTTCTATCCATGATCGACCTATTGCCCTTTTTGAAGATGTTTTGTGTAACGGGTGATAATCGTGTTCTTGGTCTTTTCCATGGGTAAGTTTTTTAGCAGCATATCGCGCGACGTAGCCGGCTGAGTCGATAGATACTTCACCATACTCTGAAGCACCCTGAGACCAGAGGGCGTCAAGGTTTTGTGAATTATACACTCGATCTCCTCGATCTGAGATGTATTTAAGGTTTTCATCGTTTGGTCGGTAATTGAATAAGATAGCGTGCCAATGTGGGCGTTTTTTTTGTTCACCATATTCTCCGGTTACCATATAGGTAATTTTGTTAGATGTGGATTCGCGTAAGCGTTTGGCAAAGTCTTGCCAGTCCTTATAAATTAGGCGGGGGCTTTTAAGGTTTTCTTCATTGTAAGTTAATGTAAGAAAGATATTGTTTTCATGTTGAGAGGCTTCATGAACGCAGCGGATAGCTTTTTCGCGTGCGGTGTTAAGTCTACAAGGTAGACATTTCCGGCATTCGAATTGAATACCGACTAGCTCTTTCGATGCTAGTTTGTTATTATATGTCAAATTGCCGTTTACATCGTAAGCGGCTTTTATAGGGCGGATACAGTGCATTGTATTTGTCCTTTTTTTTTAGAGTCTTATACCACCACGCATAGCTCGTGGATTAGAGTTGTTCAATTTCTGAACTCCAGTATTTTTTTTGAAATGTATTTTAGAGCTTTTGCTCGACATTTTTTTGCGGCGCATCTTTTTTTCTCCTAAGTCGTTTTATTAATTCTATGATGTACATGATTAAGTCGATGAGTCCAATTAATTTTTGTTTTTGATCTGGGTTTTCCATTTTTTCGTCCTTTCCTACGGATCGGACGTTTAGACAGGAAACCTGAGGTTTCTGTCAGTGCGGCATATTACAACAAGGAGGTGATATGCCGCGCTGTAGTTATTGTAGCTGTTTTTGTGTCAAAGCGAGAATTGCTTTGATTACGTGTTGTGGAGTATCAAGCGGTTTGAAGGCT